TTAGTAAAATATTTGAGATCGTCAATCTCGCCTAGATTTGTACCACCTGGCAGTGTTTCAACTTTTGATCCACGCCCTTCAGCAGTTTGTGGGAAGAAGTAATCTTCATTTGTACTAAGTGGATTGTAGGTAGTGTCCATGATGTTTGTGCCACCACCTGTTGTACTTGGAATACGACGCTGATGAATTTCGTTCTTAACACGCTCAACAAAAGCCATAGCCATGTGTGCTGGCATGTCGCCAACATCAACATAAAATACTCTACGCTCTGGAGCACGTTGAATACGGTAGATAATAATAGCGTCTTCTAGTAGTTCTTTTTGCTTGTAAACTTTGAATACATTTTCAAGAATACTGTTACCAAATGGCCAGTTTGTGTCTAGGCCTTCTGTGAGACTAGCATGTACAATGTGTTCTGAGCCAATAGCTTTTTCATTCATAGCATTGTCAAAACGTCCGCCTGCCATTGCACCTGCACTAGTGTACACATTGCTAGGTTGAATGTAACCGCTTTGCTTGTGATCGCCCTGACGATGATAGTCGTCAGCGTGTGTGGCTTGTGTAGCAGTTAGATTTTGGAAGTTTGGATTGATGTCTTTGACAACATACTGCTCTGGCTCTTTGCCTTCGCTTTCGTTTACAATAATCTTTGTTACTTTGGTCATGTCAACCCAGAACAGTTCAAACGTCTCTGGATCTCTAATGAACACTTGATCACCATACTTGAGTGTGTTACGGAACATCTTAAACAGTCTTTGATTAAAGTCGTTTAGATTGTTCCAGTTAACCAACTGCTTGGTAATGGTTTCAACTTCATTCTGGCTGGGATCATCATGCCAGTGAATATCCCATCCGGTGTTGTTTTCTTCGTTACCTTGTGTGCAAAACTCTGCAAGGATGTCTAGTGCCGCATTGATTTCGCTGTCAACGTCCATGTTTTCATATTGGCTATAACGCTCAATACGGTTTGGATGACCAACATAAACTTCAGGCAAGTGGCTTGCATAGTGCCCGTACTTAACGTCACTACCACTGTCTCTAGGACCTGCGTTAGTTAACGGGCTGTTGTTGACAACCTTAAAATGCTTTTTCCAACTCATAACTTATTATAACACCTTTATACTATTTAACCTAATTTAACGACTAATCATCTTAATATCTGTTAGAAGATCTGTCATTGCTTCGCCGCTTCTTGTTGTAGCAGTAACATTTTCCATAGTACCCATTGCAATTTGTTTAATTGCTTCTTCAATTTCTGGCTTTAAGGACATAACACGTGGACCAGGCGTTTCTGTCTGTTGAACCATTGCGGCATCTTCCGATACAGCATTGCTATATGCTGCTCTTTCCTGTGCAAGTTGATTTGCGAAAACTTCTTTAGCGGCACCTAAATTGGTCATTAGATTTATCATTTGCTTTTCAGTAACCATTAATTCATTCCCACCAGCCATAATAGGTGTGCCGCTTCCAAAGTCTTCCATCAACCGACCAGTTGCTCCCAGTGTTCCATTGTGTCGAATAGGCAGCTCTGTTGACGTTCCAGTCATTTTAGCGATAAACTCTGTAATAGCTCCAGTAGCGACACCAACAGCGTCTGCAAATGGCTTGATGGTACTTTCTGTTATTTTAGCTATTGCCGAAGTTAAGTCTGCAACGCCTCCTTGAGTCGTATCTGCTGCTGCATTAGCTAATGCTGTAATCAAACCCTGTGTTGCTGTTGCTACTCCTGCCATACCCTGAGTTGCTCTATCAGCTTGTTCACTAAGTTTGTTCATGTCAGTTTCAAGTGCCTTAATAGCACCTGATCTTAGTTGTATCAGCGAGGTATTAAGTCCCATGAAACTTTCACTTAGGGCATTAGTTGCTACACCTTGTGTGCCTGTAGATCTTAGAACAAAAGCAAGTGAAGCATTAGCAGCCCTGTCTCTAGCTACTGCATCTGGATCCATTCTAGATTCCATATTAGCAAATGCTAGTGCATTAGGATTGGCAGTGTTCTTTATTTCATTTGATGCACTAGTAATTGCCTTAGCTAATTCAGGCTGCATTGTCTGTAATACGGCAGTAGCTTCGTTCATTGGCGTACCCATAGCAACCATTTGTAACATTAGCTGTTGAGCACTAGGACCAAATCTTTGTAAACTAACATATGATGCTTCCAACGCTTTACGTTGTTTGTCGTTTAATCCAGCAGTTTGCGCTGCTAGTTCAACATCTAGATTGCCCTGTGCAGCTTTCATCTTCTGACGTTCTTGCTCTAGCGTTGTGCCATTTAGTTTTGCTCTCATGCGTTGAATTTTAATATCTTCTACTACAATCTGCTGTACTCTACCTTGGTTAGCAGCCAATTGATCAGCCGTATAACCTGCTCTTAGCAATGACTGTGTTGCTTCTGCTGTTCGTGCAGTAAGTTCTGTGGCGTTTACACCCAAACGTGACAGTGGACCAAGCAGGTTACCCTGGATAACTCTATTCATTCTAGCAAAGTTAGCTGCGCCTTGTTGTGTGCCGCCGGCAAATAAAGCAAACGCTTCTGGTGATTGTCTTAGAGCGTCAGTGAACTGTGTTAGGTTTAAACCAGCTTGTACTGCTGTTCGATGTGCTTGAGTAAGGCTACCTCCAAGATCTGCGCCAGCTTGAGCTGCTCTTTGATAACTTTCTATTTGTGCCAGATATACTGTACCACCCAAGGCAATAAGGTTAGTAAATCCTTTTAACACGGTAGTCGCAGTTTCTGGAATAGCAGACTGTTTTATCGCGGTGTCTAATCTAGATTTTGCCGCTGCGAAGCCGCCTGCAAGATCAAAAGATCCTTTCTGTGAACTACTCAGCAATCTTTGCATTGCAGAACCAGCACTATTAAACATCCCTGCTGTTTTATTAAGAGCACTACCAGCCATATTAGCCGCAGTACCAACCCCACCTAGCTCATTACCTGCGGCACGTGCTTGACCGCTCGCACTTCGTAAATTTTGTTGGAAAATACTTAAACTTCGACTGTCAATGCCGCCGCCGGCAGACTTTTGAGCAATCACATTCAGTGCAGCAACAGCACGTTGAAGTGTAGATTCTTCAGCAGCATTTTGAAGTGTAATTGGGTTACCCGCTAGATCGCCTACTACAGCCAATTTATTATCCTAGTAATATACGCATATAAATAGTACACACGCTGATATAACTTATTTACCTTGGAGAAAACAACCTTGAGTACAGAATCCCCCACACCAGAGGAGCTCAGGGCAATGCAGGAAATGCTGCAAAGTCCGCAAACACAACAAACTTCGCAGTCTGGCAATCCACTTGCTGCTTATATGAGAACGCCTCAGATTTACATCAAACTACCTAGCGGCGGCAAATACTACCCGGAAGGTGCGTTAGAAATGCCTGCTAGCGGCGAACTTCCTGTGCTACCAATGAGCACTAGAGATGAACTAATTATCAAAACTCCTGATGCACTCATCAACGGACAAAGCACTGTGGATGTAATCGAGCATTGTATTCCCGCTATCAAAGACGCTTGGCAAGTGCCGTTAATTGACTTAGACTATCTGTTGATCAGTATTCGCATTGCCAGTTATGGCGAAAACATGGATTTTACCAGTAAGTGTCCCAAATGTGAAGAACTTAATGAATATGAAATTGATCTTAGAGTATTCCTAGATCAAACTATAGATATTAGTGCATATGAAGACAGCATCCAATACAAGGATCTCAAAATTAAATTTAGACCACAAAACTATAGAACACTTAACATGAACAATCAAGAAGTATTCGAACAACAACGACTTTTCAATATATTAAACGACGCTGAAATGGATAGCGAAGAAAAAGAAAATCGTTACAATGAAGTTTTCAAACGTTTAACACAGATCAATGTTAAACAAATTGGTAGTATGATCGAATACATAGAAACACCAGATGGCACTCGAGTTGAACAACGTGCATTTATAGACGAGTTTATTGAGAACGCTGATCGCAAGGTATTTGATGCTGTAGAAAAACACAGTCAACGTATTGCCCAGGGTATACCGGAAAAGAGACTGCCTGCAAACTGTCCTGATTGTCAGCACAGCTATTCAACGCCATTTACGTTTGACTACGCAAATTTTTTCGGTACCGCATCTTAACACTCTCGTCACCTGAAATTCAGCAACTATTAGACAGTTACGAGAAAGAGTGTAAGTCGTTTAAAACAAGATTACTAGAAGCATGTTGGTACATGAGAGGCGGCATAAGTTATGCCGAGCTCATGCAGATGTCTATCAGTGATGTGGTGCTAATAGAAGAAATTGTTAAGAACAATCTAGAAGTAACTAAGAAAAGCGGAATGCCTTTCTTTTAGAACGTATCTTTAGAATCTTGTACATTTTCGTTTGGTAAAAAGTCTTCAGCTCTTAGATTTAGTTTGTTAGACATGCTATGAGGAGATTCTGCTGCATCTCCTTTAACATAGGTAAGCTCTATCTTAGTGAACATGTCAAACTTAAAGCCAAGTTCTGTAATTTTATCTACAAATTCAATGAATGCGTGTTCTGCATCACTTTGTGTACGTTTATCCATGTGTGTGTATCTCTTCCAAACCTTTATAGGTAGACTATTTACACCTTACTTGATACTACATTATAACTTAGTATTTGGTTTTGTCAACCTTAAGTGATGAACTACGTTCATCAAACACTCACTGGCGTTCGTGTTGATTTCTCTTAGTTTAATATTTCCCAGAAGTTTCAGTCAGACGGAACCACGTAATGGTCCCGCCTAATCTGGTGACATTTCCCGTCATTATCCAGCATCCGGAAGTAGGTGTTTATTATACTGCTACACAATGGGCTCTGACCTTTCCCAACCTACGTCGACATCGTTGTTTCCAACTACCTCCCGCCTCGTTCCTAGTGCTAAGGAGTTTTCATGTGTAATGCGCAGTTTTTCGATTGACAGCAAACAATCTACACCAACCTACAGCCTTAGGGCTTTCACTTAGTGTGTACGTGTCTAGTTTCTTACGCTAGTTTTTCCACAGCGGTATTACTAAACTGGCCCGCTAACCTTATGTGCTGTTATATACTGCCTTTAGGTAACCATGTAACAAATTTGCCTCCGCAATCGTTACAGATTATTTTGCCTGTGTGTGGTCCCGATTCTAGTTTGACTACTTGCCAGTTGTGTTTTTCGTGGATGCCTAGTTTGATTTGTCTTTTAGAGTTTCTTTTTTCATGCCATTTGCTGTCAAAACCTTTTTTAGGATCGTTAAAATAATCTCTGTCGAGTTTACTAACGAGTTTGTGTCTTGACCAATCAATTTTTGCCATAGTTTTTGTTTGATTCTGTAATAATTTTCTGACTCTTGTGTACACGGACTCGTATATGTCCATTGTACCATTCGTCAGATTCTAGTACACGGTGCCTGAACTGTTCTCTTGCTTCAATGTAACTACACTCTCCCTTGCTATAACAATAGAAGAGTATTTCACGTTTGAAACATTCTTTGCCTAACTGTTCTATATCTGCCGTTAAGTTGTCTGATGAGCCGTAATAATCGCGCCAGTCTGATTCTACTGTTGAACGTCGTTTATTTTTTCTGCCTTTGAGTGGTGGCCTTGTGCGCCTAAATTGAGCTAGTTTTTTGCCTATGTATTTTTTGCCATTAGTAATATTTGTAATCAAGTAAACAAACCCTACTACACCTTCGGGTATTTCATCAACTGGTTCATCGTTGTATAGCCATGTCATGTTCATTATATAGTTCTTGCGTCTGCAAATTCAGTCTTTTTTGGTTTGAACCTCTTTAGCACACTGATTGCAACGTGTTTGCCATATATCTGTTAATATTAAAATGTAGTACCTTATACAACTTCCACATCTGTATCGTAACTAGTATAGCCATTCTCTTTAATAACTTTCATGATATTATTAACACGCCCGCCCAGTTCATCTTTGTGGCTAACAAGCCATACACTCTTGTTACGATCTCTGCTCATCTTCTTAAGGGCTGCAAGTGCGTTTTCGACACCGCTAGCATCCATGCCACTGTCAACAACCTCGTCAATGAATAGTAGATTGATTGGATGATATAGACTTTCCCATACATCACGGAACGCCCAACTTAGACTTAAAATGAGTCTATTTCGTTCGCCTCTACTGAGATTATCGAAGTCTAAGTCACGCCCTAGTTCCTGTATTTCCACGCCTAAATCGTTCATAAAACGAACAGTATGTGGCAAACCCATGCGTCCCAAGTAGTAGGTTAGTCGTGCATTAAGGAACTGTAGATTCTGATCTATAATACGCTTACGTATGAAACTGTCCTTGTTGGTTAGCAGTTTTAGTAGGAAGTCCTGATGGTCACGTAGCCTAGCAAGTTCGTTAATAGTATCCCAACTTACTTGCTCAATACCAGCACTTTCCATTTCCTCAATCTGTTCCGCATATGGATCTTCATCTTCTGTACGTTTTGCTAGTTCTTTTTCCAAACTTTCAACTGTAGTACGATGATTATAAGCATCGTCGATAGTGTCGTAAAACACTTGCGGTGCAACACCTAGCTCACCTTCAGCGAGGATTTCATTATGTTCCTTACGTTGCTCACTATTGTCTACGATTTGCTGTTCTGCTTCTGTACGCTGTTCCTGCTTGCTTGCTAAGATCTCTTCCTGCTTGGTATCGTGAATGTCCTGTCCACAAGCATGACACTTGTGTTCTTCTAGCAGAGTGATCTCTCGATCCAGCTTGGCGATTAGTTTTGCTTGTTTGTTATCATCACTATCCAAACTAGTAATCCAACGCTCTGCTTCTTCTCGCCGTTTCTTTTGTACATAAAAGTCTTCTAGTAGTTTATGATTAGCAAGTTCACTGTCAATATCAATGTGTGCTAGATCCTCAATGCCAGACTTTAGTTTCTTTACGTCTTCGTCACGCTTTGCATGCCAAAGTCGCTGACGTTTCTTTAGACTGTCAATCTGCTCTTCAATACGTTTATTAGCATCCTCGACTGCTTTGATACGATACTCTTCTTCAGTAATCATATCCTTAGTTTGTTTGCTGAGTTCCTTTAGTGTTTCTGCCTTCTCACTAAGCATGGTAATACCCAGCATCTGTTCAATAAGATCACGCTGGTCATTAGCACTTAGGCTTAGGAACGGTTGTGTATAGGTGTTGAGAGCAACCAGGTGTTTGAACATTTCGTGACTCATGTTCAACTGTTTTTCAATAGCATGCTGTGTTTCTCTACTATCA